ATGAGCTGGTTGCTCCACTCCTGCGGAACGAACTGCGAACCGCGACCCGAAGCGATCGCGCTCGTGACGAGCGTCGAACGTGCCTCAACGTCAGTGCCACGCGAACGCAGGTACGCGTCGAACGCGCCCGACTCGTCACGCTTCTCAGCGACCTCGACACCCTCGTCAATGACGATGCTGTCAGTGTCCAGGGCGGCGGCACGGGCCTCAGCGAACTTCGGCTCCGGGTTGATGCCCTCGATCTTCTCGAGACGCGAAACGGTCTCGTTGGTCGCGTCCAGCTCCGCCTCACGGCGGTCGAACTCCTGCGCCTGCTCAGCCGTGAGCACATCGTTCTCGTCGAGGATGCGACGCATCTCGGCGAGCTGATGTGCAGCCTTGCCACGCAGGTCGGTGATCTTGTCCAGGGACATGATCGGTCCTACCTTTCTGTTGGTGTTTACGCTGCGCGCTTGTCGCGCAACTTCAGGCGACGCACCCTGTGACGGTGTGCGCCTTCTTCGTCAGCCCGCCGAGGCTGCGAGTCGGCCTGCACTCCGGGCTGCTCGACGGCGCCCCCGGTTGCTCGCTCCGGCTCGCTTTGTGACGAATACTTTGTGACCGGACCCGAGGGCACGGCCGAAGAACTGGTCCCCGTGTAAGCCGGATAAGTCACCGGGCTCACATCGAGAAGGTCACTGAACTCGGTGATCGTCCTGACGAGCGTGCCGTCCTCCTGGTCGGTCCACTCCTGCCCGTCCTTACTGACCTTGAACGCGAAGCTCGACTGGGTCACGTCACCGCGCTCGAGGAGGACACGAAGGTCACGGCCGTAGCTCGTGTCCGCGACGTTCACCTCGTAACGGAGTCCCTTCGGGTCTTCCGTCAGTGTCAGTGTCCCGTTTGTGCTCGACCCGAGCACAAGGTTCTGATCGTGGTTGAACAACGCCTTGACTGACAGTTCCGGGTTCTTGAGCACCTTGCGGAACGCGCCGCGCTGAATGACCTCACGGAACCCGCCCAGCGGTTCGCTCATGCTGTCGAACACTGCTGCGTGCCCCACAAGGGTCCACGACCCGTCACGCTCACTTCTGATCTCCGTGGTGACCGCTGCTACGCGACGCTCAACGACATCCACGCCGTCACGCAGCTCACCTACCACGTCAGGGTTCTCGCGCAGCTCGTTCGCGTCAACAACACGAACCTCGGAAACGCTCATCTCAGGCTCTCTCCCTTCAAGGGTAATGTCAGGCATTCAAGTCACCGCCAAGTCCGTCAGAATCAACGGCAGGCACGTCAGACGGTGAATCCGCGACAAGTTCAATCGGGCCGCGACCCATCTCCGCCCTTATCTCGTCACGAGTGATCACACCCTCGCGGTACAACGCAAGGTTGATGTCCGCGATCGTCTTCATGTCCCCACGTGTCAAGTCACTCGTGTCGAACTGCACGTTGAACTGAGCACCAAGCCCAATCGGACTGAAAAGGTCGTTGTCACGCAACAGGCTCTTCTCGACACGCGACAACCACCGGCGAAGCGTGAACCGCACGAAGTGCTGGTACTCCATCTCCGTCGTCGAATACGTCAACGAAGCGCCAGAAGCGTTCGTTTGCATCATGTGCGCCGGAATCTGAAACAGGCGAGCGACCTGAAGTGCACTCATCTCCATCTGCTGCACGAGCTGCGCGTCATCCGCCGGGATCGACAACGGCTGAAACTGCATTCCCTCCTCGAGAATCGCGGTCTTCGACGCGTTACCCACACCACCATGAGACGCGTTCCACTGCGCGCGCAGGCGCTCCGCAGCCTCCGGCGACAACCGTGACGGGTGCGTCAACACACCACCCGGTGTTGCGTTGTTCGCCCAGAACTTGCCCTGGTACTTCTCGACGGCCGAGTACGTGCCCAACCCCTGCTTCGCCATCTGAATCGGGCTGAGGCCAACGAGCCCGTCGAACGACAAGCCCCGGATGTGCAGGATGCTCTTGCTCGTGAACGGCCCCTTGTCACCAATCATGTAGACGGGCAACCCGTTGACCTTGTCGACCTTCACCTTGTGCGGTGCGATCGGCCAAAGGCCAGTGACCGGACCACCCTCGATCTGGCGGTCCTTCAACACGAAAGCGTTGCCCCAAAGCAACAGGTGACACATCAACGTCTCGACGAGCTCGTCGCCGGCCATCCACCCGTTCGGGCTCGCGAGCAACCGTGCCGTCGGATGCCTCGGGGACTCCACGCGAGACCCATCAGGGTTCGTGCGATACACCCTCAGTGGCAATGACCCAACGGCCCCCGCGACGAGCTGCACCGCCGCCCACACGGGCACCAGGCGCACACTGCTTTTCGGGTCTATGCGCTCCCCGGAGAACGTCTGCCCGAGGAACACGACATCCTCGTTGACGAACTCCACGGGCACGGCACTACGCCGCTGAAAGCGATCAAGCAGTCCCACAAGCTCTCCCTAAAGTCGTTACAGGACGAGCAAGTCCTGCGATTCGTAGACGCTCTGACCGGCGCCCTGGTTCTGCGAAGCCACGGTGAACACGAGAAGCAACGCGATCAGCGCGTCGATCTTCCCGGTCCCGACCTGCGTAGTGCGACCCTTACTGATCCTCCAGCCGCGCTCCGTCATACGCACGGCCCCCGCCTCCACGTGAGACTCCAATACGGGGTCACCGTCATGAACAAACTCACCCCGGTTCACGGCCTCGAGCAACCGAGCGCACGCCGGCACCGTTCGCTCATTGGTCATCGGGAACTCGATCGTCAACAAGCCGCGCGCCTCAAGCTCCTGCGCGCTGCGGCTGAAAGCCCAACGGTCATACGCGACACCCTTAACCGTGAAGCGATCCGCAAGGCCCATGATGTGATTCTCGACGAGACTGAGCTGCAACTCACCACCCTCCGGTGGCTCGAACACAGTCGCCTCAACAATCCACCTGCCCGGCTTGCCGTCGTCATCCTCCGGCTCCTGGCTGATGACCACCACCGCTGACGTGTCGTGCCTGAGGCCAATGTCCACACCGACCCAAACGTCCGCATGGTCGGGAATCGCGACACCATGCTCGGTGAGCTCGCCCCACTTGCCCGGCTCGATCCAAGCGTCCTCAAGCGACCCGCGCCACTGATTGGCCGCGAACCGCAACCACTCCCGCTCATGCATCGACGGTGACTCCCGTCGCCGCCGCAAGTCCTCAACGGTCACGAACGACGACGGATTCGCCTTCTTGACGACCTCAATGTCATTCGTGTCCTCACCGTCCGGCACGGCCCACTCGTGAGCAACGAAAGACCCATCCGGGCTGCGACTCCGAAAATGAAACCCGTCCTGCTCGCTATCGTCCATGAGGTGCGCGCGCTCCCTGAGCTGCCCCAACGGTGAGCGCGTATCCGCACCCGCAGTTGAGATCGTGACCATCTGCCCATCACGCTTCCCCAATCCGTCACGGAACACGCCGTACAAATCCGGGGTCTTATGACGGTGCAACTCGTCGACGAGGCAGAGGGTGCCGGCGACACCATCAGCCGTATTCGAGTCCGACGCCAAGACCTTCACGAACCCCGTATCAGCCTTCCGGCGAAGCTCGCGGTAGCCGGCCCGCACGAGAATCAACTCGGACAAACCCTCGTTGCGCTGCACGAACCCAGCCGCATGCTGGTACATCAACGTCGCCTGATCCCGCGAGGCCGCAGCGATGTAACACCGAGCATCATCCGTCGTGAGCAAGTGAAACAAGGCCATTGCCCCGAACAGCGTGGTCTTCCCATTGCCCTTCGGCAACAGAACAACGGCTTCCTTAGCGCCGTCGAACAAGTCCAACATCACGCCGCGCTGCCACTCCTCAAGGACAAGCGGGCCACCATTCTCAGTGACCAACAACTCCGAGCAGAACTTCGCGAACAGGTCAGCCCGCAGCCTTGCGCTCTCTGAGTGCCGCGAGCTCGTCGAAGATCGACGTGCCCTGGGCTTCGCTTTCGCCTTCGTCGTCACGCTTACGCTCCCACGGTCGCTCGAGCAGGTACTTCATCGCCTGCACGTTCCCCCCAACAGCCGCCTCCTCGAGCAAACGCACGAGATCAGCCTCAGACAAACCACCACGCACCGTCTCAGCCACCAACTCGGCGGCCGGCGGACGCTTCATCGCGTCATACGCCTCAGCGAACTTCCACTTGTCGCCACTCCCCGCCTTGCGGCCCTCACTCAGCCACTTAGCGATCGTTCGCGTACTCACCCCGACCGACTTGCACGCTTCAGCCTGCGTCTGCCCGCCTTGTATGGCCTGCAGGAACGCTTGACGACGCTCCAAAGTGAACCGCTGCGCTCCCTCGGCCATAGGTAAAGCCCCCTCCCCATCTGGCTTTTTTTTACAGCGTGG